GGTGATTCAATTATGAAGACCAATGAAATAATTAATTATATAAATTATGATGATACTATTAAAGATATTAAAATGATGAGAGATAGATTTAATGATAATTTTATTGATAATGAAATAGGTACATTAATAAAATATAGTAATATTTTTAATGATAATAAAAATGAAATAGATATTATTAATTTTATAAAAGTTGAATATATTAAGAATTTAAGCAATAGTGATTTAAAACAATATTTAGTAAATCCTAATGATCCAAATTTAGAAGCTTGGAGAGGATCAGGATATATTAATATTTATATGATTAGGAGTATGATAAATGAGAAAGTATATATTATGAATAGTAATATTAGAAAGGGTATACATTGGCCATTTGAATATTACTTTGGTGATTTTTTAATTATTTGATAAAAAGTATTTTTATAAACGCACTGTGTATAAAAATAAAAATATTTTCTCGTACTATAATATAGTATAATAATAAATATGTCAATTGTTGAATTTAGAAAACTTCTCAAAAAAAATAATAATAATTTAACTACGCTAATTAGAAATAGAAATAATGATATTATTCAACGATTAAAAGATAAAAAAAAAGAGAAACCAACTACCGTACAAGGCAAAATATTAAAGAAATCAAGAGTTGGTGCATTATTAAATCAAATTCAAAAATATAGTAATGTAATTAAGGGTGCAGTTGCAGCTGATCCAAATGTGAAAATTAAATCATTAAAACAAGCAAAACAAGTTATTGAAAATAAAAAGAAAGAAGATAGATTAGAAAAAATAAGACAAGAAAAAGAATTTATTAGACGTGAAATTGAAAGAGCAAAAAGAGATTTAGAAAGATTAGAACTAGAAAGAAGAGAAAGAGAAAAAGAATTAGAAATAAGAGTAAAACGATTAATGAGAGAAAAAAGAATTATTAATACAAGATTAGGATATATATTACAAAATCCAATTAAGGATATTACAAGAGATACGATGATGAGTGAATATAAAGATAAGGATACAGTATATCTTGATCAAAATTTTGGGAATTTAGTAAATTTAGCGAGAGAAAAATTATTTTCTAATCCTGAGATTGATACTAGGTTAGGAAAATCACATATACAGGCACTTTATATATATTCACCAAATATGCCACAAGAAATTAAGGATGAAAATGGAAATATAACATTTGAATATGTAGCTTTAAAAATATATCATAGTAATAGTATAGAATTAAAAAAAAATAGACATATTAGAACAGATGAATTTGAATTAAATACTGATGAATCTGATATTGAAGTATTATTTGTTGGTTATAAAATAACATATAAAACAAGAAATAATCTACCAATAGGAAATAATCATTTAAGAGTATTAAAGGCCTTTTATCCTGTCACAGATAGAAATTATCATGAATCAACAAGTGCATCAACAACAGATGAAAAAATATGTATTTACGCAACATTTTGTGATATTGTTGGAAATTGTAAATTAAAGAATATGCCAAAGAATAGTAATAAAATTAGAAAAATGTTAGAAAAAGAGGATAAGGAAATTAAAGACAGTGTTAAAAATGGTGAATTAGTAAATGCATTAGAATTATTAACCAAAAAATATAAAGCAAAAATTATTGTATTCTTTTATGAAAGTGCTCGTGATAAAGATGATAAACATTTTATTGTTGATAATGGTATAACGCAAGAAATTACTGATGAAGAATTAAAGAAATATGAAGGGCAAAAAGGAATGTCATATTATAAAAATTTACATGTTGCTCCAGCTCCTATTAAATGTGCAACAAAGAAGGAAATTAAACAAAATAAAAAATATAAAATGAGATTTGAAAGATTAGTTAAGACAAGTTATATTGATGAAGAAACAAAAGAAGTACATATGGAACTTCTTAAAAGTAGAAAAGTAAATAATATTTTAGGTTTTGATTCTGAGGCTTATAAAAAAGAAGATGGTACACAAGTACCATTTTCAATAACATTATTTGGAAAACTTAATAACAAAAAAATAGAGAGGTCATATTACGGGGAAAAATGTGTAGATAATTTTGTTAAATATATTTTTAAGATTTCAAAAAGGAAAAGTCATAAAAAATCAAGACCAAATGAAAGTGTTGATCCAATTCATATATATGGATATAATAATAGTAGATATGATAATTTATTTATATATGAAAAAATACATGATAAAGAACCCATGTCAAAATATACAATGACAGAAAATAGTATTAAGGGTATTAAATTTAATAATATTTTAATTCATGATATTAACTTATTCTATGCAGGAAAATTAAAAGATGCTGCAAAACAATTTGGATTAAAGATAGAAAAGGGTGTTTATCCTTATAAATTCGCAAATAAGAATAATTTAAAGTATATTGGTGAAGTTCCGGAAAAGAAATATTTTAATAATAAGAAAGATTATGAGGAATGTAAAAATATGATTGGAGAAAAATCATTTAATCTTGAGAAATATACAAAGAAGTATTGTATGTTAGATAGTAAAATAGTATATGAATTTGCAAAACTTCACATTGATGAATGTGTATCAGTTATAAAAAGAGATAATGGTCAAGAATATATTTACGATGCCCAAAAAATGTTTAGTAGTGCTGGAATTTCACTAAAAATATTTAAACAGGTATTTATGGATGATAATTTAGAACAATCGCCAGAAAATGTTATTATTAATGAACATAGTGCATATAAAGGAGGATATACAGCAGTATTTAAAAAATCATTTAAAAGATTAAAAAAAGGAAAGTATTTGAATGGTTATGATATTAATTCATCATATTTATCATCAATGTGCCATAGTATGCCATTTAAATTTATTAAAACTATTAAATGTAATAATGATATTGTCAATATTGATGAATTAGTAGAAACTGATAATTATTGCGCATCAGTGAAATATATTGGTAATGATAAATATTTTATTCCTAATCTTTTAGTGAGAGATGAAGTAACAACTAATACAGTCGGAGTTAAAGAAGCAGATAATGTATATTTTTGGGGTTGTGAATTAATTGAGGCAATTAATAACGGTTATGAAGTTAGAGTAAATAGTATTGATACTTACGAAGATAAACCTATATTTAATGAATTTGCAAATTATTTTTATAATAAAAGATTAGAAGCAGAAAGAGAAGGAAATAGATCAAAATCAAAGTTTTATAAAGATATTGGTAATTCATTATATGGTAAATGGGCACAAAGACAATTTACAAAGAAAAAGATTGTGAATAATTACAACGAAATGTATAATATATTAGAAAAAGAAAATGGTGTTTTAGTAAGTGATATTGTAATTAATGATAGAAAAATAATATTTGAATATAATGATAAGAATACGAAGAATGATAATGATTATGGTAAGTTAGTAAGATTCTCATCATACATTGCAGCAAGATCACGTGTTACACTATCAGAAGCAATGAGAAACATTGGACATGAACATATTTATTACATTGATACAGATTCAATCTTCACCGATAAAGAATTAGGGGAAGAATTTATATCTACAAAATTAGGTAAATGGAAAGTTGATAAACCAAATATTCAAGAGGGTATTTTTATAGCACCGAAAACATATTATTTAAAATATAAAGATGATGATAATAATATTAAAAAGATATTCAAAGCTAAGGGTCTCGATAAAGATAGAATGACAGATAAAGATTTTAAGAAATTATTAAATGGCGAAGAATTTGAACAAAGTCGAGCAATGTTTTTCAGAAGTTTTCAAAGAATTCAAGTAATAGATAGAGTTAGAACAATTAAAGGAGTTTATAATAAACGAATTTGGGAAGGAAATAATTCAATAGCATTTAAGAATATTGAAGAATGGAGAAAATCTAATGAGTCAAACGATAGTTAATTTAATATTTTTAATATATTTTTTACAACGATCAATAATAATATATGATGCGGTAGAATATGTAATATAATATGCACCGTAATACAATAACGAATAAATCATTTGTATATTAATATGTTGACAAAAAAAATATATTATCATATTATATAAATAAATAAATGTCTGACGTTCGTGAAAGATTATACAATGCACTTGTTAGCCGCGCACATATGCATGCTGGAAATCCTATGAGTGGTGGCAAAGGTACACCGGCTAGTGCAAAAAAAGGTTTAATTACAAGAACAAGAAATGAGATAAATAAAATACAAGGTATGTTAATGAATGCGGAAGGTAATGAATTTGATAACTTGCAAGATAGACTTATAATATTAAGAGATAGATTAGCTGCGAATCAAGTAGCACCAGTGCCAGTAAGAGCAGCAAGGCGACCAAGGTGCCCAGTAGGTAAACGTAGAAATAAGGCAGGGGACTGTAAGCGACCAGTTAAACGTAAAGCATGTAAACCAAAAAATGGTGTAAAGACACGTAGAAATAGAAAAACTGGTAGATGTAGAGTACCTCCAAAACCATGTAGAAGAGGATTAAAGAGAAATGCAAAAGGAAGATGTACAAAAGTTGTGGGTGGCGCTAGACATAGAAGAACTAGGGCCCGCGGTGGTGCTCTTTCAGAATGGCAAAATGAAGTACGTTCGGTTAGATCAGCAAATCCAGGAATGTCCTATAAAGATGCAATGATTATGGCATCAGCATTAAGAAGAGGTGCGGGAGGTTACGGACATAGTGGAGGTTCTGGTCGTTCTGGTGGCGTTTTAAATGATTGTTATTATGATTATGATGGTCATGATATGCCTTATCAAGGTTCTGCTTTAATGGATAACTATTATAGCTATGACTACTAAACTACAATTAAAATAATTATATGAATATATTATATACGCATATAATGGATAGTTGTAAAAAATTAAGTAACTCCGAAATAGAAAATAGGTTAACTGGAGGTTATTATAATGATATTCCAAATATGAAACCATTTAATTATAGTTGTAAAGGGGGTTATTATAATGATCTTCCAAATATGAAACCGTTTAATTATAGTTGTAAAGGTGGTAATAATACAAAACGTTCTGGATTTCCCGGGGAATATCATGCCTATCTTAGATTACCAGAAGGAAGTTTCGGTAAAGCTAATTATATGGGTCCTGGTACACATCTTGTTGAACGTCTTAAAAGAGGTGATCCACCAAGAACTTATACCGATAAAGTTTCACAGGCACATGATATTAGATATAGTTTAGCTTCATCACAAGATGATGTCGCTAAAGCTGATAGAAAAATGATTGAAACACTTCAAAAAGGAAAAGGTAAAGATTCAGCTTTTAATATTCAAATAGGTTTACGACCAATTCAATTAAAACATTTTGCTGAAAGTCATGGTCTCATTGCTCCTGGTAGAATAGCATCATTCGGAGATATAAAGCCGGGTGATAAAGATGAAAAAATTGTTAGAGATAAATTAAAAGAATTAGAATCAGAAGGATTCGGATTTAGAGGAGGTTGTTCAACATGTGGAATTAATAAAATTATTGGTTTTGGTGGTTGTTTATCTTGTATGGGTGGTGAACAAATTATTAATGAAATTAGAGATAAACCAGAGGAAGGATTAACAACACATAAAATAAGAGATATTCTTAATCTAACTAAATTTGATAAAGATTCATCGATGATTTATGGTTCTTATCTTTATTCATCACAGTATTTTGCTAGTGATATTGATATGAGAACAATGATTATCGGTTGTTGTACTCCAGAGGTAATTTTTAAACAAACTGAAAAAATATTAAAATCTATTCCTAAAAAAATGGCACGTAAAAGAGGTGTATATTTTGGTGAAATTAAAGTCGGTTATGATTTAAGATTTAAATTAGATGTTAATGATCGTGACTTTATTGATAATATTATTAGACTTCATAATGATAATTTATTAGATAATAAACAATACAATGAAATAATAAAATTACATAAAAATAGTGATGAGAATAGCACGGATGAATTAAAAGAAATAATAAGAAATTTATACGTTCTAAGATGGTCAAAAGATGAAATTAAAAAGGGTGTTAAAATGATGATAGGAAATAAAAAAATAACATTATTAGATGCAATTTCTCAAGGAACACAAATAAAAATAGATATATGGGCATCTATTAATAATAGATATATTGAGGTTAGTAATTTCTATGACATGATAATTTATAATAAAGGAAAAGTAATAATTTTAAATCCCTCATCACCAAATGTTAATGATAAAAGTTCATCATATATTGATCATATGAAAAATGAAATAAGAAAATTTTCATCTCCAGTATTTGAAAATTTCTTTAAAATGGCAAAAAGAATGTGGGCATTAGCTAGAACAATAAAAAATGAAGAATTATTGAGAACATTAACACCATTATTTCAAGGAAATGTAGCAAGACTTAATCAAATTAAAACAGATATTCAAACATTATTATTAATATTAGAAAGAGTTCCTAAACCACCATATCAGACAATAATGGATCAAATAGATAATCTTAAAGTAAGAATATCTTACGTTGATGACATAGATATTGATTTTGATATAATATATGAACTTTTAGATGGAATTGTAAATAATTATAAAAAATATAGCTATAATTTTACAAAGAAACAACTTAATTTAACAATGGATAATTTAAATACATTGGTTGATTATCTAAAAGAAATTATTAGAGAACAAACACTTAAATATTTAAAAATTAATAGTCTATATCCAGTTCCTCAATATATTTTTGATATTCCTGGTAATGAATCAGAACAAAAATTCTTTGATAGAGTCGTAGGTATGAAAATAAGAGGAGAAAAAAAAGGATCGGGGGATGATAATATTATAGCAAATATATTAAGTGATGAAATAAATGGAGGTAATATTAAAGGAGTTATTGATATTTTTGAAGAGATTCCAATTAATGATAGAACATTAAATAAAATATTACATAAAATATATTAATTTATTAAAAGTATTTCTTAAATTCTGAAAATATTTTAAGATATAATAATATAGATGATAAGTTTAAAAAGAGGAGAACCAAAAGCAATAATAAAAGGTGGAAAATACAATAACAAAATATTATATATCAGTGACCCAACTAAAAAGTGTTGTGAAAATTGTAATGAAGATTGCAGTTTTGATCCTTGCTGTGAAGACTGTGGAGGAGATTGCGGTGCAGGTATTAATAATAATGCTTTTGATATGGTTGATGAAGATTATATCAGAAGTCTAAAAAAGAAGATGTCTTCAAATGATGCTTATAAACTTAAGGAAGCTATTAGATACGGTGGTTTTAAAGGTCAAAATCCTGATAATGTTTCAGATGATGATATTGAGGATATGTTTAATAAAATAGTTACTAAAAGTGAAGATATGTCAAAAAAAGAATTTAAATTATGGGATGATGGTGAATTAAGTGCTTTACCAGAGTTTAAAAAGACATTTAGATATTATATATGTGGTCCTGCTGGCTCTGGTAAGAGTTATTATATTGGTAGATTACTAAAAAATATGCGTAAAGTTTGCCCCAAAAAGAAAATATATATATTCTCTGATGTCAATGAGGATCCTGAATTAGATTCAATTGGTAATATTATAAGATTTAAATTAGATGATGATTTAGTAGATAAAAAACCAATTAATCCGGAAATACTGGCAGATTCTGTATGTGTATTTGATGATATTGATTCAATTCAAAACCCTAAATTATTACAAGTAATAGAAAAACTTAGAGATTCTCTATTAAGAACAGGTCGTCATTATGGTGAAGGTATTAGTGTGATTGTTAGTAATCATCTTATGACTAATTATAAATCAACTCGTATTATTCTAAATGAGTGTAATGCAATCACATTCTTTCCTAAGTCTGGTGCAACAGATGCAATTAAATATACATTAAAAAAATATGTTGGAATGTCAAAGAATGACATTAATAAAATATTTGATCTTCCTTCAAGATGGGTAACAGTATTTAAAAATGCTGATCCATGTCAATATGTAATGTATAGTAAGGGCCTTTATTTATTATAAAATCTATTGTAATAATATATGAATAGATTAATAAATAAACTAGAAGAAAAACCATTGTCGGGTAGTGAAATACAAGAAGCATGTAATGATGAAATAAAAATCATGACATATAAAGATTTGCTTAATTATAATAATATTGATGATGTATTTGGTAATGAAGATGCTGTTGCTTTATTATATGAAACACAGCCTTCATACGGGCATTGGACTGGATTATTTAGACATAGTAATTATAATCCTCCAACAATTGAATTCTTTGATTCATATGGTCTTTTTATTGATGAACAATTAGGATTTGTTCCGAAGAAATTAAAAAATCAATTAGGAGAAGATTATCCATATTTATCAAAATTATTATATGAATCTCCATATGAAATTTTATATAATCCTGTTCAATTACAAAAGAGAAAAAAAGGTATATCTAGTTGCGGAAGACATGTTGTATTTAGATGTATTTCAGCAAATAGTTTACCGTTGAATGAATATATAAATTTATTACAATCTAAAAATTGTATTAATAATCCTGATGAAATGGTAACTTATTTAACTTCATTTATTTAAAAATATAAAATATTATGTATTCTATTAGTATATAATATTTATGCAAATTAATCAAATTAAATTAAAAGATGATCCAGTTTTAATTGAAAGAGCAGGAGATAATGTTTATTATAATATTACGTTTGTTAATAATAATGATAATGGTAATTTTTTACCAATTCCAGTACAATTTAGAGAAACAAGAACAACCACTTTACTTCCTGGTGTAACATCTGATTACAAGATGTCTGTGGTAAGATTTGATATGCCCACAGATTTAATCCCCATTCAATTTTTTCCAACTCAAGATCATTCTATAAATGTATCAACATATTCCGTTACGCTATCATGGAATGGGTTTGTTCATCAAATATTTTTACTATGGGATACCGAAGATGAAACAGCACCTACACCAATACCACCGTTTCCAATAGGTGATAAACCTTTTTATCATGATTATTACGCAATGTTTAATATTGAACATTTTATGAGATTAATTAATAAGGCATTATTGAGTGCCCATAATTTACTTGTTGCGAATGGTGCACCAGGATTAGTTTTAAATTTTCCACCATTTTTATACTATAATACAACAACTAACCTAATATCTTTATATGCTCCTGTAGCATATAATAGTGATAATGTTACTCCAATAAATATTTATTTTAATGCATCTTTAATATCTAATTTTGGTAGCTCTTTACCAAGTGAAGTTATTAGTCATTTTAGTATTGATGGAAGAGATGTACAAATATTTGTGCATGATGATATTATTAATAGACAATCAATAACTTATCCAGGTCCAGTTATAATTGATTACTTTGTCATGACTCAAGAATATAATGCATTATCATTAATGTTAGATTTTGCATCAATCGTCGTTACATCAACATCATTACCAATGCGTAATGAATGGATAAATATACAGGGAAATAATGATAATAATTTCTTATCTGTTCTTTCAGATTTTCTTGTGCCTCCAGTTACTGGAAATGAAATTAGAAATCGCGTTATTTATTATCCTACGGCACAATTTCGTTATTCAACTTTAATTTCTGAACTCCCAATAAATGTTATCGATATTCAATTTTATTGGAAATCTAAACAAGGTAGGTTATTTCCGATATTTTTATCGCCATTTCGTGAAGGTTCTATAAAAATACTATTTGAGAAAAAATAATATATGTATATAATATATAAATAAATATGTCAAATAACGTAGTTCCAATCCCAGTTTCTGGCTGTTTAGATCCTCGTCTTGAAATTAGAGATCATGAATATATCAGTATGCGCGGCGCTGCAGTTAGCAGCTACGTTACTTTTCCAGCTAATAATCTGAGCCCATCGAACATAGCCATAACTTGCAATCCGCCATCTCGTGAAATGGCTATAAGCAGGCTAGTTTTTCAAAGAGCGCAGTTTACAATAAGTATCTCAGGTACAAATACAACTGGTGGCCCATTACTTACTGCGGGAAGAATTTCGCCACGTGCGTACCCTTTGACCATGGTCACGGACGCTATGCAGATTACTCTTAATAACGTAGTTGCAACACAATCCCCATTACAACAATACTGGGGTGCATTAATGTGGCTTGAGAATAACCATGCTAATCGTTTCGGTCAATATAGCCTCTCTTGTAGTATGCTCGATCAGACGCAAAGCTACGCCGAGTCTTTTGCTACGAATCGTTCGCCTATGGCACCTTATGTTGATAATTCTTATGAAAATACAAGAGGTGGTTTCGTTGGATTCCAAATCACAAGTAATCCTAATGGTGGTACAACTGCAACTGTTCAATTAAATGTCGTAGAGCCTATATTAGTCTCACCCTTCGTAGCCGGCCATAGCTCAAACTTTACATCTTGTATCTCTGGTATCCAAAATGCATCAGTGCAACTTAATTTAGGTGATTTACGTCGTCTCTTATCCATTGATAATACGGAAACAGGAATTAATATTAATCCAAATCAAATAAATGTTACCATTGATAATTATTCACTTATTTTTAATTATTTTACAGTTGATCCTTTAATGAGTATTCCTAGAAATATTTCAGCATCTTACTTTAATTTAACTCCATATGCTACCGCAATTCAAGCCCCGTTAGCAGCAGGTGGACGAATATCTATTCCTTTTAATAGTATCCAATTAAGCAACATTCCTAAAGTTTGGGAACAACAGGTAGCTGCTGCGTAGGTTGATATAATACCTATTCAGATAAACAGTGTAAATATATCTTTAATATAACTACCTAGTGATTATAGAAAATCTTGACACAAGTTCTATAATTGCAATATCTTCAAATTGCGGGGAACCCCTAAAGCTTTATCTACTACTTCATATTCGAAAGATTATGTAAGAACTCGAGTTAATAACCCTGAGAATAGTAAAAATGATAAAGATATATGGGCAATCCGCAGCCAAGACCCTAAGTCAGCAATGATATGGGTAAGGTTCATCGACTAGATGGAGATAGGTCATAATTTATTATGGCTTAAGGTATAGTCAGCCCACTGGTGAAAGCCAGCATAATACTAGTAATTTGTCATTACGAATATTATGGATATACTAATAGTGTATTTGGAATCAGCGAGACGCTTAATTATTTGGGCACGTGAATGTGATCGTGATAGATCAGTATTTACAAGTGATACATTTTTGAGTTTAGAAAAATATACTAATCCATTGAGTGTAACATATGATAATAATCAATTTTTATCTCAAGCAACAACTGAAGACTTGTATAATATGGCCGTTAAAAATGGTTGCCAAATGTCATACACACAATATACCCGTGATGTTGGTAGTTTAATCGTTTTGGATGCGGGTATTGATTTTGGTCTTTCCCCACAAGATGCACCAGGTGTATTGAAAAATGTACAATTAGGTTTGACATGTAATTTTATTAATACTTCCGATAGAAGTTTGAATGTACAAATGTTTGTGCTAGCAGTATATGAAGGTGTATTCAATGTTATTGATGGTAATACTTCATTAATCCTCGCTCCTCTTAGTGTTGATGATGTTTTGAACGCAAAACGTAAACCTGGAGTTACTTATAAACAGCAAGCAAGTGTTTACGGTGGTGGAGGTAATCTATTTAGATCATTGGGTAATGCATTTAAATCAGCACATAGATTCGTTAAAGATAATAAACTCGTTAGTACAGCTCTTGGCGCTTTTCCTCATCCTGGAACACGTGCAGCATCTGTAATCGCACGTCAGTTAGGTTATGGTGGTGATGGTAGAAGTGGTGGTACCGGTAGAAGTGGTGGAAGAGCTCCTCGTAGACGTGCTATGCGAGGTGGTAATTTAGATGTTGAAGGAGGTGATTTAAATGATTATTCTGAAAATGAAAATGAAGTTGAATTTGAATATGAACAACCAATTAAAAAAACTCCTCAAAAACAAAATATATTAAATAGACTCCGTAATAGAAAAATTACTAAAGCATCTGATTTAGCGGAAGATTATTAATATAAATATTTAATTTAGTTATTTACAAGAAAATATTATATAATCATATAATATATTCATAATGTCATCAGTAAGTGTTTTATTAGATCCAGAAACAAAACTTCAGCAATGGTCAGCATTAAAATCCTATTCTTTTGATACACATAATTTAGTAGCAGATAATGCCACAGTTACTAATATTACTATTGATACCCTTGATGTTAAAGATGCATCGTTTGAAACTATTACTGTTAGTAATTCAGCCTTAATTAGTGGAGTTGATTACGTAACATTAAATGGCTTAGGGCTCCCAAACCAGGTCCTTTCTTCAGATGGTGCCGGACATGTTCAATGGCTAAGTAATGGTAATGGTAATGTAGTTGGACCATTAGTTTCAGTAGCTGGAGATATAGCAACATATGCAGATGCTACAGGTCAATTATTAAATGATTCAGGTGTTAATATTGCTAATGTTTTAGTTAATCCTTTAACTGGTAATGTAAATGCCGGAGATAATGAAATTACAAATTTAAAAGATATTGTATGTGCTGATCAAGCCGTCATCGCACCTCCTGCAGTAGGAAATAATAAACTTTATTCAAATAATGCTGATGGTAGATTTTATACAGTAAATGGAGCTTTAGTAGGTGGAAAAATTCCATTATATGGCATTGATTTAGACCAAACACTTTTAACAACTTCAAATGTTTTTTTTAATACACTCCAAACAACTAATGGTATAGAGGATGATGGAGCATCATTTACATTAAATGATGGTGTGGCAGCAGGTTCAGAGACTATTGGTTTTCAAATAGCTGGAGTTCCTGATAAATATATTGATTGCACAGGAAATGTAATGCATATTAGAAATAATGCTTTTGCAGATATTTTAACAATGAGTGATGCTAAAAGTGCTGAATTCTTTGGAGATGTTAAAGTTGATGGTACTTTAAAAACTTCAAATTTAATGAATCAAACTATGGAATTTACAGGCACAGTAGTAGCAGGACAATGGTTTAATTCCAGTGGAAATCCAGTAAATGCTGGACAAGTTGCACAAAGTCCTTTAACTGATGAAGCAGTTGCACAAAGTTCAAAAGTTTTAATTCTAGCATATAATTCAAGTACAGCTGATGCAACAACTCAAGTTCAAGTTTATAAAAATGGAGTTGGACAAGGAATATTCTTTTTAACTGGTGTAAGTGGTGCAATAAATATAGGTATTTTAGGTACTACGTGTGTTGCCGGAGATTTAATAGCATTAAAACAAGAAGCAGGTACAAATATGGGATTAACAAATTGCTCACTTCATTTAATTATTAATTAAACTTTACTTTTAATATACAGATAACTATTTATCTATATATAATTAATCAAAGTAAATATTTACATTCTTTTATAATTTAATGTATATGAAAAAACTAAAGATCTTACTGGGTCAGCCACTGAAATATTATCTTGTACAAAAATAAATATATTTAAATCACCTCCATTATTTTGATACTGAACTTGAGTACTTGAAAATACTTGTGTAGTAAGTGTCGGTACAGCTCTAATAATACTATTTGAACCACCTCCAGGCGTAGTCATTGAACTATCTATTTTAAAAGGTAATGTAACTGTTAAAATAAGAAGAGATCTTCCAGTTCCTACAAGAGGAGCAGCAACATTATCAATACGAAATGAACCAGATGCGAAAATATATTCATTATTATTTCCTAATCCATTTTTATATCTACTAAATAGTGACTGCGAAACACTAATAGTCCCACTACCACTAGCAAATGCTATATTTGCATTAGTAACATCATTTATTGTTGGCGCCAAAGAACCATGCTCAATTACATCAGCATTTAAATTTGCAACATTTAAATGATAACAATTTAATGCACTCCATTGTGTTAGCTTTGTTTCTGGATCTAAAAGTACTGAAACGCTAGACATATTATATTGTATTATACAATATGTCTATATTTAAATTTTATTATTCATTAACTTTCATTATTTTCTGTTTAAGCGTATTTCTTAATTTTTTGTTCTTTTTATACTCAGGATCGTTTTTATATCTTTCAGCATGATATTTTCTATCATATTCTCTTTTCATACGTTTCTTTTCTTCCAATGCTCTTAACGCAGGTCTTCCCCTTCCTCTTCGCGCAATAATTTTTACTAGCTTAATATCGTCGTTATCTGATTCTGACATTTATTTTGTCTTATATATTATTAGACGAGATAATATTTTTTTTATTTTTTTATGTGCGTTTAATTATATAGATGCCTTTTGAAAGTAAACAACAATTTCGCCTATGCTGGCTCAGATATATGCAAGATATTAGAGATGGTAAATATCCTACTTGGAATTGTCATAAATGGTATCATGAAACTGAAAACTTTAAAGATTTACCAATAAGGAAATATCCTAAAAAAAAGAAAAAACAAAAATAAATCATTAAGATTAATTAATATTAATGATAAAATGATCCTTCGGGATTCGAACCCTAATTGTGCACAATTTTAGTACAATCCGAGAACTATACAACATTTGCTAACCAATAGCAGAGAATCTTTAAGCTTATACGGTAGGATTT